AGCAGTGTCAATGACGCCCCTATCATAATGATAAGTAAATTGTGCTTGTCTAGCTGGAACTCCAAGACGATTTTTCTTAACCTTAACTCTTACTTTATGTCCAATCTGTTGAGCTGCGCCTGTTATAGTTTCACCTTGTTCTAAAACACCGGACTTGGTGTCGAGTTTAACAATCTCCAGCATTAAATCAGCGGCGTGCTTTAACGCGCGGCCTTCTGTTATAACGTAGGGATTTCTAAGTGCCTTCATTGGATCTATTTCCATGGTTACCTGCTGAATAAAAAACGTAAGCAAATTAAATTCAGCGATAACCGGTATTACTAGTTTAAGCGCAGAAGGCAAATAACTAGCGCCGGTACCACCCATCTTTTGATCAGTGGTTTGCTTCATATTAGATTCTTTAGGGTATCTAATCGCCTTTATAGAATCTATAACTATACCCTTAATAGGTGCCCCTTCTTGGAGAAGCTCTTTTAATTCGCCTCCTATGTAGTCAAAAATCATTAATGGATCATTAGTTCTACGAACTACAAGTCTAGACGAATCGCCGCCTATTTTCTTAAACAAATCTAGATTAAAGGAAAATTCTGCATCGAACCAAACAAAAAGAGCTTCGCTATCTAATTTTTGTTGATCTGCAATAGCCATCATTGCAAGCAGTGATTTACCTGAACTTTCTGGTCCATATAGAACAGATATTTTTCCAGGCTGAAAACCTCCTATTCCAGTTGCCCAGTTAAGAGATGGAGACCGTGTAGGGACAACAGGCGGAAGCTGTTTTATTAGGGATTCTGCAACTACTCCAAAATCAGAAGTTAATTTAGATAACCATTTTGACATATTTACTCCTATAAATTACATGCCTTCCCAAGAAGTATCATTACCTTTATCATAAGTAATCTTTTTGAGAGTATCATGAGCCTGCCTTAATTGCGACAGCTTACTTTTTAATAAAGCCACAAGCGCTTCTGTTTGAGCCTTTTTATCTTTAGCAGCAAGAACATCTTCATCTATATTTACATATTGTTTTCTTGCTTCGCTTGTGTCTTTTATATTTTTTGATTCTAAATAATCTCTTGCTTTTTCAAGATATGCTATAGCTTCTGCTTGCTCTAATTTGGCTTTAGCTCTTGAATCAGCTTGCATTGCTTTAGCTAATAAGCTGGCGGCCATATCTTGGCCCATTATGTAATCCCTAAGATAGACTGGAGCCATCATCTTAGATACAGATGACAGCTCCTCTATCTTGTTTACATAATCAGCTAAATGAGCTATATCAATCCCTTTTTGGGAAAGTTCACTCATATAAATCATCCGTTAAGAATTGCGTCAGCTTCAGCCATAAAATCATCGTCTAATGCAACTGATGTAGCCTTGCTAGAAGATTTTCTTACGGCGTTCATAGGTGTGCTCGGGACATCGTCTTCATCTTCATCGTCTAAATCATCGATTCTAATTGCCACCTTAGAAGAAGGTTTAGTGCTGACAACAGTTTTAGTTACAGTAACTGCGGCAGAATCTAAATTAGCATCTGGTACCATGTCAACCAGAGAAGACATATTGGCTTCAAGAATTTGCTCTAGATCTTCATAACTTTTTATTTGATAAACAGAGGAAAGATCATATGCAAGATTGTCGTAATTTTCTACAACAGCCTCGGGAAGAGGCGATCTGTCGTCCTCAAAGGATAGTTTACCGCTGGCTGTTTTAGTCTTAATCTGACACCTGTTCACATCATATTCAGTGTCTCTTCCCATACCTTGACGGGTAACGTCAAACCAAACGCCGGAGTCATCATCCGCACTATTAAGAGAAGTGGGATCTTGATTATAGTCTTGAATATATCTATTCATTTCACTTTTCATTTTTTTATGTGCAGTAGATTTAAGCTCAAGCAGGCCTACTTCTCCAGATTTATCGACTGCGTTATAAACATAGACAGTCTTAGGAGAAAGCTCGTTTATAAGATCCTTAAGTGCTTTAAGCCTAGTAGAAACGTCTTCTTTAGACATGCCTGAGGCCTTGAGCTCTGCCTCAAGATTTTCCGCTTTAACTTTAAGTTTAGACACATACTCTGTGACAGGACAGCGTTTTTCGCTTGTCATTGAAGACGCAAATGGGCGCTTTCTGCCAGACTCGGGATCAAGAAGTCCCCAGATAACTTGCCATTTACGATAAGGATACCCGTTAGAAGACTCTCCAAATGGAGGCAAAACGCGAAACACGTTATGTCCATCTTTTACTTTATGCCTTTTCCATTCTCTACGGGATTTAAGGGAATCAAGATTTAATTTTATTTTTGAACTCATATTTTCTCCAAAGGTTATATTCATTCGCGTTAGGGCGATAGAATTATTATATCATGTATATGATACAAACAACACATTTTTATGTGTTATCGACTTGTAATTTAAGTTTTTCGGCCTCATCAGAAGTTATTGCTGGTTTACCCACTATTTTTTTAGATTTATTGGTCAAATGCTGATCTATATCATTCGCATCAAGCATATCGACTCCATTTTCATAAAACGGAGTAGTAGATTTAAGAGATCCAGTATAGTAGATAATCTTAGTACCCATGGGTCTAGATTTTATGTGATGATCTAAATACTTATCAAAGGCCTTTGGGTACTCTTTTTCCAGGATTCTAACGACTATGTTGTGAAGATCTTTATCGTCATCATATGGAAGCCCCTCGTAATTAGCTAATCTTATGCGCATAACGTCCATATCTTTATCGTATTTATTAGATATTGAATTAAGAATTTCACGTAAATGATTAAGCCCCGTCTGTTTAACTTTAGGTGCCTTTCTAGCATTTTGAGCTATTTCTGACATAAAGTTAGGTTCTGTTATAACTATTTCCCCTTTATTTATTTTTTTAGGTGCTTCAGTAACTAAAACAAATTTCGACATGTTTTCTCCTTATTTTTATTTATACCAACGATTCTATCTTTTCTATTTCTTTGATTTGTAAGCAAACTGGTGTTTTCCACCCTTGCTTTAAAAAACCTCTTACGTACACAAGCGTATTTTTATTCCATCCGAGCGCATTTTTTCTATTCCAGTCAACGCACTCGATCACAGAGTATCCGTCAGAAAGCGTAACGCTAACTTTTTGCCAAGGTTTTCCGTTTTTCTTTGAAATGCCCTTAGAAAATTCAGACTCCTCAAACAATAAAATCATTCCTACCTCCTTCTCGTATCCTTTCTTAAACATTCCCTCTGCAACTTTAATATTAGATAGCACTATAGTTTCTCCCATAATCAATGGAATTGCAAATCTACCAGTATCTTTTAAAGCTGGCCACTTATTTTTAATTGTTTTTACTATTTCTTTATCAGAAAGCAAATATTTATTAAACGCTCTATTGTGCTCTTTTTCCATTAAAAAGATCTGTATTGGACTAAAATCAAAAATATCAGGCTGCAATTTTATCGTCTTGCCTCTTAAAAAAGAATATTGCTCTATAAAACTTTTTCTTCTTTCTGCGTAATCAGATATTGACGTGTCCATCATGTCATCTGCTGCTCTTCCTTTTATTAAATAAGATATTCCGCCACTATTAACCTTGGCATGATCTATTCTTTTAATAAAATCTTCCACAGAGATAAATGGAGCCTTACTGCACAATTCTTTAACTACAGCTGGACCTATTCCTTTTATCGCAGAAATAGGAGTAACTATATAATCTTGATCTCCTTCTGATCTGACTTCAAAAATGCTAGTTGGGTGTCTAAGAGATGGTGGCTTAATAAGCGATCCAAGCTTAGATATATATTTTCTCATTTTATCTTCGTCATCTATAGATAAGTTTAAAATGCTTGCCCACCATTCAAGTGGATGATGGTGCTTCAAATACATGGTTATGTATCCAAGCTCACCATAAGCATAAGAATGAGACTTATTAAACGAATATCTTGAAAAGGCAAGAATTTGTTGGCAAACAGTTTCTATAGCGTCCTCAGACCAACCTCTTTGTTTGCAAGATTTTCTTATCTTGTCAAAGGTTGCCATAATTACTTCTTGTTTTTTCTTGGCGATGGCACCTCTAATTATGTCGGATTCTTCCCAAGAATATCCAACTATCTCAACAAGAAATTTCATGACCTCTTCTTGGTATACAAAAACACCATTACTGTCTTTAAGAATCGGTTCAAGATCTGGGTGAAGATAATCCACAGATTGTTTAGCATTTCTGACATCCATATAATATTGAGCAGCAGTTGTATCATACAGCGGTGCGTCTAGTGCGCCAGGTCTACATAGTGCTGTCATGGCCGCAAGATCAGCTCTTCTTATAGGAGCAAACTCTTGAATGTATCCTTTGATTAACTCAGTATTAAACTGAAAAGAAGAATCTGTATCTTTTGAATAAAAATCTCCATATACATTTTTATCTTCGGGCAATCTGTATATAAATGGCAACCCATCTTCTTCTTCTAAATAGTTTATTCCTCCATTTTTCCTTATCAATTGAACACAGTCTGAGACAGCAGTAAGAGTCTTAATCCCTAGAATATCGGCCTTAACAAGGCCACATTTTTCCACCATTGAGGCGTCATATTGAGTACATGTTATATCTCCAAGCTCCTTATCTTTCATTATCATGGTTGGAACTCTATCTGCGGAGAGATCTAGGGTAGATATAACGAACGCAGAAGCGTGTCTTGACCAACCTCTAATTGCGCCTATTAATTTTTTTACCATTTTTTCTACTTCTGGATAAGAGGTAAAAAAATTAGCCAGCTGTTGATTTATTTCAACCTCTCCGGCATTATAGTTACCTTCATTGTCTGTGTATCCATATAGAAAATCGTGTTCGTCGACGCCCTGAGGACTATCTTGGATAGTGTCGCATAGAGCCTTAATCTCTGGATCATTTCTATTGCGGCCATATAGTGCGTACATGGCATCCTTAATCGCGTTTTTAGTTTTTATCTTTTGAAATGTAGCTATTTGTGCAAAACCTAAATTATATTTTTCTCTAAGATAATTCATGATAAGCACGCGAGCTCTATCACCTATGTCGGCATCTATGTCTGGAAAAGAACCCGCTCTAATCCTAGCATGAGACAAAAACCTCTCGAAGGGGAGATTTGCTTTTATTGGATCGACATGAATTATTTTAAGATAATAGCTCAACAATGAACCGCCCGCAGAGCCGCGTGCTATGTTCTGCAAAATACCTTGCGACCTTGCAAATGTACCTATATCTTCATACACTAAAAAATAGGGTATAAAATTAAGTTTCTCATTTTTCATTATCACTTCAAGCTCTTGCTTAAAGCGCTTTTTATATACAGGGTCATTTTTCCACCTGCCGTGCTTTTTAATAAGCTCCATCATGTGGTAATATGTTTGCTCGTCGTAATTTGATGTTTTATCTTTTATATGTTGCGGTATATCGATCTTAGGTAGATGATAATCAAACTTTATTTCTATGTTTTTTGCGGCATTTGCAACTTCATATGTGTTTTCTATCCATTGATCGAATTTATCTTCAGTTAACCAATCCCCCAAATGATTTTTAAGTTTTTGAAACATTTGTTGAGATTGCAGTTGATGATATGACTCATAAAAATACCAACCATTTGAGTTACCATTTTTAAGCAAGCAATCTTGAATTATTTTATCTTCTGGCATTATAAAATGTGCATCTGTAACAGGAACGCACTTGCCGCCGTATTTATCTACCATTTTAGCTAAAAAAATATTGTACCATTTTTGCTTATTCCCATCGCAAGAGCACTCATCTTCTGGGATCCTATCAAAACCTCCAGTGCTTTTATTAAAGTTGTGAGTAACGTCATTGCAATGAAATTCAACATAAAGATCGTCGCCAAACGTCTCTTTATACATAACAAATAATTCTTCTGCTCTTTTTGCATCGCTATTCCAAAAAGCAGAACCTATTGGGCCAGCAATACAGCCAGTGCCAAACTTTATGCCGCTTTTGTATTTTTTTATTTGATCGAAGGTTACTCTAGCTTTTATTGATCCAAAGTAAGTTACTGTATCATTGTAAGCCAACGATGACAGTTTCATTAGATTATGATAACCTTCATTTGAGCAAGCCCATGCAGTTATGTGATAATGGCTCTTGTCTTCAGAATTTAACTTGACATAAAGCTCTACGGCCGGTATTAAAGTGACGGCATCCAATGGATAGTCTGTGTTATGCTGTTTGTTGTAATTTTTTATAAACTCTTTGGTTCTTAGCGCGTCAAACATAGATATGGCCGTGCCGTGATCTGTTATAGCGAGAGCAGGGGTTTTTGTTTCAAGGCACCAACCAACCCACTCCTCAGGAGAGGGAACAGCATCCAACAATGAGTATTTACTGTGATTATGTAATTGACACGGTTCTTTAAATTTACGCATTTGTATTGTTATACGAAAATAAAAAAGGCACAGCGTTTAAGCCGTGCCTTTTTAAAGAAAGTTTTATTGTATATTAAGTCATTTGAAAATTAAACAAAAAATTAACATTAGTGTTAACTGAATCAGAAACGTCTAACTGCAAAGAACACTCGTGACTATATACATCTTGAGCAGCAAGACCATTTTGAATTCCCGCAAAAAAAGATTTAAGCAGCATGTTATTACCGCTATTAGCCCTAAGATAACTAGCGTTCACTGTTCCTGTTCCTATAACTTTAACAGTGAACTTAGACTGTCCTTTGGCGGCAGCTTCAACTAAGCCATTGCTAAGCGTACTTACATTATCTGTAACATATACAGCGCCCGCGTCAAAGGCTTCATTCATCTTTGACTGCAGACCTGTAGCACCATCAAAATAATCTGTTTTTAAGCTCATACTCTATGCTCTCCATTAAGGCTAGAGGTAGGATTAACGTCTCCAGTTCTTATTTCCTCTATTTTTTGAAGAAGAAAGTCTATTTTAGCTTGTTCGTATTTTATTGAGCTGCTATAAGCAGAATTTAAGTCTTTAACGATCTGTCTTGCTTGTGTTAATTTTTCGTCCGCAGCTCTCTCTTCTTTAAGCTCTCTTATTTTTTGCTCTGCTCTGATTATCAAGTCAGATGCCACATCTTCATTAACATTTTCATGGTTATCTACAAAGGATTTACTGAGCACCTTTTTTAAAGAATCAATTTTAGCC